GCCCTGCGTCATGTTGTAGTCGTCACCTCTTGCGATCGGCTGCTTGTTGACGAGCGCTCTGACGGTTTCTACGAAAGCCTTCCTCTGCTGCATCTCTTCTGCTGTGAACTTCTTGTCCATTGTGTCGTCCTTTCTCTCTTCTTTTGCTTCTTCCGGCTCTTCTGCAGGTGGCTCCTGGTCCTCTTCCTGCTGCTTCAGATCCTCTTCGAGTTCATCGATCTCAGCCTGGAGCGTCTGCTTCTTGCCTTCCTGCTCCTCGACTTCCTTCTCGTGTTCGCTGATAGCCTCATCGAGCGCGTCCCTCTGCTCCTGCGGAGTCTCCTCGTTGACCTCTTCGATCGCGGCTGCGAGTTCGGCTGCGCGTGTTGCGAGCCTCTCGTCTTCCTTCTCGAGTGCGGCCATCTCGGCTCTCTTGGTGTCGATCTGCTTCTTGAGCCATATTGCCTTGATTGCCATTGTTAATTCCTTTCCGGCTTTTCCAGCCTGTGTCTCTGCACGTCTTTCCATGCTTCGATTTGTCTTTTCATCAGGTCCTTCGCCTCCGCTGCCCTGGCTGACACGCCTGTGTCCTCGTAGGCCGGGAAGGTCACGACCGATACTTCAAGGAGCTCGATGCCGGTGATCGTGTACTCGACGTTGCCATCCTCGAGGAACTCGGTTTCCTCTCGGGTGATGTAGCACCCGAACGAGCACTGGCTGACATCACCTCTCTCGACTCGGGCGTATAAGTTCATCGCGTCTTGATCGTTCGGATTGATCTCGATCGTGCCGTATATGCCGTCGTCTTTTCTTTCGATCTTGAGAGTGCCTGCCGTTGTTCGTCCGAGCACGAGTCTTGTCTCGTGATCCACGAGCGCACGGATGTCGTCTCCTTCTATCTCAACGTCCGGGCTGATCTTTTCAGATGCCCACGGACAAATTTGATAGCTGCCTGTGAAGGATATGAAGCGTCCCTCGATTACCGGAGCGGCGTCTTCGTCCCTCTTCATCGCCCTGAACTCCGTCAGGGCCGTTCTTGTCTGAAGTGCTTTTCTGTCCATCAGTTTTTCTCCTTTTCCAGTTTCTTCTGATTGCCCACATCCTCGAGCGGTATGTAGTTCTCGAGAACGATGAGCTCATCGAGCCCATCCATCGGATTGAGCCCGAGCCAGTCTCTGACCTCGTTGCCAGTGATGACTCCCCGGCTGTATCCCTCGTATCCGACCTTGCTCAGCTTCTCGATGTCGTATGCGTACAGCGAACGGATGTTGAACTTGATGTACCACTTCGGGTTCAGGATCAGCTTCTTGGTCATCTCCTGCTGTATGCCGTCTGTGAGCGGCTTCACCGTTGAGTTGATGAAGTTGTTCCACTCGTCAGCATTGAAGTCACCCTCTCCGAGCACGAATGTCGGGACTCCGAGGATCGAAGCGACAGTTTTTTTGTCGAGCGTCATCGTGTCCGGTATCGCGAGGTCTGAAATCGAAAGCGGCTTGACCGACTCGATGTTGAACTGCTCGCCCGGTATGATCCACGGCTCGCCGGCTTCGTTCGTCTCGATGTATTCCTCGAGCAGCCTCTCCCTTCCCGACTTGCTCGAGAACTCGTCCGTGTTCGCATCGACCATGATGATGACCGACGGTTTCCACTTCGACTCCATGAAGCCCTTCGAGGTCTCGCGTGCCTGGTCGAGGTTCCTCGCGAGATCCCGCAGCGATGTGTTCAGACCCTGCCCTTTCCACGGGTAGAGCTTGTGCGGGTTGTTCACGAAGTGGAGCACCTCGTCCGGCTTGTATTCCTTGCTGTTGATGTATATCTTGTATCCTGTGAGCGGATCTGCCTCGAACCGAACCGCGTTTGACGGCATCGGCCGCAGATCCTGAAGGATGCCTCCCTGCGTTATCGGCAGGACGACGCTGTTGCCCTTGCCGTATATCAGCAGGTTCATGATGATGAACTCCATCCAGGTCTTCCTTGTACCGAGGCTCCACGGCTCGACGTCTATCTTCCTGGACAGCTCGTTCACTATCCTCTTGTCGCCCTCTTTGCTGTTTTCCATCAGATGCAGAGTCATCGAGCTGACGAGAGTCGCTATCCTCCGGCAGCCCGCGATGATCTCCGGGTTCTGATCGAGCGGCGTGTAGCCGTTCAGGCCGAGGCTCTCAGCGAGCGCTTCGCCCATGATGACGCCCACATTGCCGCCGCTTCTTTTCTGCGCCGGCTGCTTGCCTTTGCTCCTTTTCTTTGCCATCAGTCGTTGTCCTTTCGGGTATCCTCACCCATCCATTGCTTCGCCTTGTCGCTGCGCTCCGTATCCTGCAGGAACTGGACCGTGCCGAACACGGCAGCGTCGAACAGGTCTATCCTCATGTTGTCTTCGACTTTTTCGTACTGGACCATGTCGTCCGTTTTCTCGATCGCCCTCACGTTCATGACGCAATACTCGAAGGCGTCCGAGTGCAGGTAGTACACGTTGCCCTTCTTCGTCTCGCGTTCTATGTATCTGAATCCCTCGCTCTTGACGTAGTAATACTGAGGCTGATCCACGATCTTGAAGTGGTACTTCTTCATTGTCGAGAAGAACTCTCGGGCGAACTTCTTGTCCTGCCCGACCACCCGGATCTTGAACCCCTTCTTCCTCATGCTGTCGAACCAGTCAGCGATGTCCGTGTAGTTGACGACCTCGTCATTGCACATCGTCAACCATCCGTCCTCCTGCCATCCGAAGAGCGGGATGCTGTCTTCGTCCGCCTTGTGTATCGCCTGTGAGATCGGGAAGAACGCGTGCGTGATGATGATGAACGTGTCCTCGTATTTTCCGACCAGGGCAGCTGCCGTCAGGTCGTGCATCTTCGACAGATCCGCGCCGCCGTACCACTTGACCGGCAGCTTCGCCAGCTCGTCGATCGTCCAGCTGTACTTCGCGTCGCTCCTCTTGAACTCCTCGATGTCGAAGTATGCCTTGACCGCCGAGGTGTATATGTTCAGCGACCGGCTCAGGAAGTCCTTCCTCTGCTGCGGATCGTTCTGCGCGTCGAGTGCATCTCCTGCGAGATCCTCGGCCGACACCGTTACGTTGTAGCTCAGGTTCGCCTTCTCATGCTGCACCGGATCTGTGTAGTCGACGTTCCCCTTGTCGTCCTGATCCGCTCGAGCTATAAGCACGAATAAAGAGTCGTTACGGGCTGTCCCGCTTACGACTCTTATCGCCATTTCCATCCTCCGGTATCCGAAGGAGTTGATGTTGTCGCCGGCTGTAGTGATGCCGATCATCAGCTTGTTCCGGTAGGCCTTCATGGCCTCCTTGAATCGGTTATACTGCGCCGCCTTCCTGTATGCTGCGACCTCGTCCGCGATGGCGAAGTTGCAGTTGAACGAGTCCTGCGCGTCCGGGTTCGATGCGAGTGCGTTGATGTTCAGGAAACCCTCGATCTCTCCGTCCTCAGTCTCGAATGTATGCTCTATCGTGTGGTAGAAGCTGTTGTCGAGGATCCTGTAGTCTTCTTCCTCTCCCTTGTATGCGATGTTGAAGGTGATGAAGTGGAAGGCCTGCAGGGCCTGCTTCAGCGCGTTCGCCACGATGTAGCTCGTCGAGCCGGATCTGCGCTGCAGTATCGCGACCGCGAACTCGAGCGCAGCGATGAAGCTCGTCTTGCCGTTTTTACGAGGCACCATGATGAAGGCCTCCTTGTATCGCCTCTCATCCGTGCCCTTGATATAGAATCCGAGGAGGTTCACTACCACAAAAACCTGCCACGGCTGCAGGATGAACGGCTTGCCCAGGAGCGGATGTCCCTGCATGTCCTCGCCCTGCTGGTGCACGAAGTATCCCTCGATGATGCTGCAGACCGCGTTCGGATCTCGCATCCTGAGCTCGATGTCTTCGCGCTCAAGGTCTCGAAGGAATCGCTCGCACGCAAGGACGACCTCTTTGCCCGCTATCTTCTCGCCGGATGTGACGCTCTTCGCGAAGTCCAGCGCGATTCCTTTGTAGTCCTTTGCTTTCATGTCTAAAACTTCTCGTATTTACATCTCTCTTTGAATCTCTCCCGGATGAACTCTCCGACGCTGCCTCTGATCCATGTCGTGTCCGACGTGCTCAGGAAGGCCCCCTCTTCATCGAACGCCTGGCCGAGGATCCCGCACTTACAGTCCGGCATGTCCACTCCGCCGATCCTGTGATGGTTTCCGTATAACGACCGGAACATCGGCGTGCCCGGGAACTCCTCGATCGTTGCGAGGGCCTTCTCCTTGTTGATGAGCATCGGCATGTGTACCGCGTAGTTGACTACTCCGAGGTTCCTGTTCTCGAGCTCGAGGGCCGTCCTTCTCAAATGGCACGAGTACACGCTTGACTGCATGCCGTTCCGGTTCTCGACCTGCACGATGCGTCTGTACAGATCCCCGTCGTATATCGCCTCCATGCCCTTGAACGGCTTCATGATGAAGAAGTCGTCATTGAAGAGCCACCAGTCGTCTGATACGTCCGGGTTCAGGCACACCTGCCGGATCAGCTCCGTCGTGTTGTGCCACTTCGTGTCCTCTCTCTGTGCCAGGTGCACTCTCTCGTCCGGTTCGAGATACCTCGGGCCGCCTCCGTAGAACCACACCTTCTTGTGCGGGAAGTTCTTCTCTACAGATCGGAGCGAGTATCTCAGCTCCTCATTCTTCGGGCTGTCCTTGACCAGGTACACGATGTCGTATTTTTTCGCCATTTCTATATTCCTGAGTTTTTCAGTATCTCGCCGAGTGACGAGCTCTTCTTCTTGCCGCCCTTCAGGGCTTCGCCGTTTATCTTGTTGAGGCTCTGCGGCGTGAGCCCGAGATCCTTCATGTAGTCCTTTGCGTCCTTGTTGAGCGAGTCTATGACTTCGAGGATCGGGTTTTTCTTGATCCGGCTGCTACCGTTTGCGAAGGTCTGCGTGATGACCGGATTGCTGCCGTCTGCTTCATAGGCCTCCTGGGCCTTGTCGCGGTTCTCGAGTGTGCGAGCCAGTAGGTCTATCTCGATGTCGAAGTAGTCCTTGTATGTGCCTGCAAGGATGCAGGCTTTCTTGATCCTGGCCTTCCATGTCTTCTTTGTCATGTCTAC